ACTCTCAAATGACAGCAGCTCGCCAACCAGCACGGGCTCGTCTAAGACCAAAATCTGCCCATTTTCGAAGGCTGACTGCAAACTTTGTATAATTCCTTGCTTAGTCGCTGAAGTCGTTGTAAATGGCACGATATTCAAATCCCTGCTGACTAATTCATCAATAACAGGCCTGCCAATCGAGTTGCTTTCTACTACCATAGAGGACAGGTGATAGCGCTGGTAGACGCTCTCAAGCCGGTCAATCAAAACGGGATAATCCACCCGATTGAAGCGATCCATATAGACCATCTCTTTTGACTCCGCATCCAGCACCGTCACGACCGTAAAGTCAACGCTTGCCGCCACATCCACGCCTGCAACGTACTGCCTGCCAGCTTGCGGCTCTTGCGGAGTAAGGATCGCCGCTTCTTGCACCCGCCTGAATACACCGCCGGCATCATCTACGAACTCCGCCAGGTATTCTTGGCGATAGATAATCTCAGGTAAGTCCCGCTTAGCCGCCTCAACCTCGCTTGCCTCGATGTAAGGATTACTGACAGTCGGGAACGTCCACGATTGCCAGCCCTCTTCGCCAGTGATCCCACGCTGATAGTTTTCCCAAAACCAATTTCTTCCTTTTGGAGTAGAAATGAATAATGCCTTACCAAGCCGATCTGATAGCGACGGCCGGATAGCCTCCGTCCACGCCTCTTTTTGCATAAACGCGCATTCATCCATTACCACAAAGTCAAGCCCCTCACCGCGCAACGAGTCGGGATTGTCAGCCGATCTAACAGCCACAAAACCGCCGCCTGGAAGTGTAATCATCCTATCTACCAGCCTGACCTCTGCATTCGGGATTCTGCGGGCAATTTGCCGCAGAGGTCGCCATCCAACCTCGCTTGTCTTATAACTCGGTGACACCCACCAAGCCCGCCCGCCTTTGCTTGCCGCATCCAGACACTCATTGACTCCCAGCCGCGTCTTGCCCCAGCGTCGTCCTGCCGATAGCACTTTGAAGCGTGCATCGCTGTTATGGACTTCGAGTTGCCCTGGGTGAGGTTCTGCATCAATCGTTGTTCTCTTCATCCCACTTCACAACCACCGCGCCCCCGTCCGCTCCGGTCACTTCCTGCCGCTCAACGTAGCCTCTGTCTTTGGCTTGCGTTTTCAGGTAGAAAATAATTGCGGTGATATTGCCTTTTTTGATTTCAGAAAAGAGTTTGCCTTCAACAAAATCTTTTTGGCGCTCTTTACGATATTCATAGGTTTCGGCAACGTCCGGATAGCGTTTCAGATAATTATTAAAAGTCTTAACGCTACAGCCCAAAAAATCAGCTATCTCAGACTTTGATCCAAACTCTGACTTTTCGATAGCTTCAACAAGCTGCGCTTTTTTATATCTTTGTGTTGCCATTTTTTTAGACCGGAAAAATGGGAAAAATCATTCTTCCGCCATTACCACCTTAACCAGGCTTTTCAGCCAGCCCATCATCGTTTGCACCTGCGGTAAGCAGTACTCCGGAACGTTCAGCACAATGTTGTACGTCCCGTCTGCCATTGACTTGACTTGCCGCATCTCTGCCTCAAACTCGACTGCTACCGGCTCTGCCAGATTACCCTCGCATCTCTGCTTCGTGCAGCTCGCCCTCAAGCTCGTCCACACGATCGCGCAAGGCCGCCAGCTCCGCCTTGACCGCCATCAACTCCGCCAGAAGAAGTGAGTGCGGGGTGTTCGGCGGCGTACTCAGCCACTCGCGCGCGGTTTCGTAGACTTCAGCCATCACTATGCCCGTTCATCGCATTCAGCCGCTCGGTCAAGTCCGCAACCTGGCGCTCCAGTTCCCTGATGCGCTTGTCGCGTGAATTGACTGCCTTCGAAAGCTTGTCTACCTGCGTCTGCAAATCGGCATTTTCCTGTTGTAAATTCACAATAAGTGCTTCCCTATCTGATAACGCAGAACGCAAGCCCGAAACTTGCGTCTCTAATAAATCCACCTTCGCGGTTAACTTGTCCGTCTGCTCATTCAGCGCGTTGATGCGCGTTTCGTAAGCATTTGACAACGTAGCAACGACGTCAGCGGCAACCTTCTTCCGGTTGGCAAGCGCATTGACAATAACAGCCCCAAGCCCGCCCCCGCCGAGTACCGCGACAATTATCTGAACCCAGGCGGGGCTCATCCAACAGCCCCGTCTTCGCGAGCCACGTCCTCGACAAAGTAGGTTGCCGCGCCCTTTACAGCAGCGTCTTCAACAGCGATGCCTATAATCAGCGCAACGATAACCGGCTGCCATGCGCCGATCACCCAAATGATCTGCTCCGCGATTTCCGGCACAACGTAAGCCGTCACGAAGTAGGTTATTGTTGAAATAACCACATCCAAAATCATCAACCAAAACTTACGGCTTCTCAATAATGCTTGCATTCCTTCAGCCTCGTCTTCGTAAATGTCTTCGTGACGAAGAATACCCAAAGGTTCGCCACTGCCATCACCGTGTAAAACTGCTGACTCAATGCCATCGAAATACGCTACCATATTATCCGGCTTATCGGTTAGATCGTGCAAGAGATTGGACCCGCCCCCCGCCACGACTGCGGTCAGTATCTTGCCAATCAGCTCATTCGGGATAAACGTCGAAAATAGGTTCAGCCCCGTGAACCACACGAACACGCCTGAGATTACCCAAGCCGGATACATCAGCCAGAACTTATCCCACGAGTATTTGTCAAACAGCGGCGTCACCAACGAAGCCACAAGCCTGTTTGCCAGTACCATCATCCCAATTACAACGCCCAAAGTTACAATGTCAAATTCCATTCCTTAGCCTCCGTGCTAATCTAATAATTCAATGCCGGTGATAAGGCTCGCCGGCAAGCTCTATCCGCTCAACCCTGGTTCGCTGGATAATCCGCGCGCGATTGAGTCTGTTTCAATGCTTTCCCCTATCTTGATATAAGTGGGTTTTTGTCCTGCAACCGCGCAACGGCTCCGCGAAGACAGGCACCAATTCTTCTTCATCGTCCAGCCAAAATTCATCGTGTCTGCGCTCGTAATCAATATCCCTCTGAATGTCGCTTATCTGCCAGCGCAACCATTCAGGCCACCTGCGCGGATCTCTCCCGTATATCTCAAGGCATTCACCGCACAACTGGCGATTCAGGTTGATTTGATTTCCGCATACACAATACCTTTGGCACATAAATTTCTTCTTCCATAAAGTTAGTGGCATTACTCAAGCCTTTGTTTAACTTCTGATAATATTTGGCATATTCTGCCTTTTGTAACCCCCACTTTTGCCCCAATCTCTTCCTGCGTGAGCCCGCTTGCGTACAAGGCCACAATCCGCTTATCACGCGCTTTCAGCCCTTCTAACATCCGCTCGAAGTCAATCTTGCGCTCAATACTCTCCAAACTTTCGCTGTCAAACAAGTCATTCATTTCCATTCTCGCCTCCTAAGCGATGAACTAAAAAGCCCGAACCTACGCTCTGTGCGTAAATTCGGGCTGCAATCCGATTAGGCTATTCAGCTGTTAGAAACTAAGCTTTACTTGTCATCTACTTCCGGCGGTTGCGGCAATGGCATCCAGTGGGTGACGAAACGGTCATTCAATAAGTCGGCTTGAAAACACCAAATTTTGCCATATTCGCACGGACTGTCCCGCCAAGCAATCGCATAGCGATTCTCCCTGGCGTTACACACCAGAACGTAATCATACGGAGTTTTATATTCCGGCAATCTATCTTTTACGCTAATCCACTCTCTCACTCCGTCGCCTCCGGCGGCTTCAGAATAATCATCCGCATAATCATCCGCAAAACGCTTACGGTCTAACCAATCAACTTTTTTCGCTCTCATTCCACCACCTCCATCCTCTGATCATACCGCTCGATTATCCGCTCCAGGAGGCGGTCGGTAACGCTGTAATGGAACCCGTGCCCGCACTCGCAGATGCCGTCGATCTTGCGAACGTAACCGCAGGCAAGCCAAATCAGGCCATCATCATTGGCAGTATACAGATACCTGCCACAATTCTCGCATAGAATTGTTTTCATTTGGGCTCCCGTGTATCAATCCCGATCCAGTCAATAATCGGCATGTTCAAGACTACGTATTCATAATGGACACTAAGCGCCACTACGTTCATGACTTCCATCAGAAGCAACCATAACCGCATATCAACAATGTCTACTCCCATGTCTTGCGCAACATATTCGACCTTTACTGCGCCGGACTTGTCTATGCGCGCGATGCAGCCGATAATCTGCCTAAAAATTGTCATTACGTCTGCTATATTCATCTCTCCGCCTTTCTGCGAATCCCCTGCCACAAAAACCACTTGCTCACCGCGCTTGCACTGCGCTCACCCAAGCCGATCTGCTTCGCCATCCAGAAGTAAGATTTACCCTCTTTCGCCCAAGCATGCAGCCGGTCGCGATTGGCTTCGACCAATTGTTGATTAGTCATCATTTGGCACGCTTCTCCCCGTTGAGTTCGTCTAACTTTACAGCAATTGCCCGTAAATTTCGCGCATCAACTGTTGAAGCATAATTAGCATATGGAACAAACTCCCATTTCTCAGTGTCGCTTGACATGTGTAAATATCCAAAGCGACTTTCATTGACACAAACTTCGATTTGACTTATCACAAATGTGGTATTTTTCATTCCTCACGCTCCT